CGAGCCCGCGGACAGACAACTGGCCGCGGGCTTTTTGAATCGGATGTAGCCCGGATCGTGCTGCTCCATCCGAAAATCATTTCATTCGCCGCCGCATCGATCTCGGCGGCCATGACAAGCTGAACTGGCCAATTGCCAACGCCGACCCTGCGTGATGCGCAAGCGCCCGGCGAAGACGTCTCGCATGCCGAACCGGAAGCGAAGCGATGCTTCCGCGCCATCGTGCGTCCCGAGATCCTGACCACCCACAACATCCAATCACCCCAGCGTCGTGCGTGACGAACGCGTTCGCGTGAATGCGTCGCCTTCGTACCGCAAGACGCTAGCTCTCATGAGGACCAACAGATGACTTTGCCTACCAATACGGTCACCACCTATTCTGCGATCGGCAACCGGGAAGACCTCAGCGATATGATCTATCGCATCGATCCGACTGATACCCCGTTCATGAGCGGCATCGACAAGGAAAAGGCTGCCGCCGTGAACCACGAATGGCAGACCCAGGCGCTTGCGCCTGCCTCTACCACCAACGCACAGCTCGAAGGCGACGATCCCACCGCCAATGCGCTGGTGCCGACGGTGCGCCTCGGCAACCTCTGCCAGATCTCCTACAAGATGGCGCAGGTGTCGGGCACCCAGCAGGCGGTCGATCAAGCCGGCCGCGACAATGAACTCGCCTATCAGGAGATGCTCAAAGGCCTCGAGCTGAAGCGCGACATTGAAGCGATCCTGGCCGGCAGCAACCAGGCCAAGCTTGCCGGCGCGACCACCACGCCGCGCAAGACCGCCTCGGTGCTGTCGTGGATCGTGAGCAATACGTCCAAGGGCACGGCCGGCGGCGCTGCCGATCCGGCCGCGGCGGATGGCACCGGCACGCGAACCGACGGCACCCAGATCGCGTTCACCGAGGCGCGGCTGAAATCCGTGCTGTCCTCGATCTGGACCAACGGCGGCAAGCCCGGCACCATCATGACCGGCGCCTTCAACAAACAGGTGTTTTCGACCTTCACCGGCCGCTCCACCGCAATGGAAGAAGCCAAGTCGAAAAAGATCGTGGCCTCGGTCGACGCCTACGAATCTGACTTCGGCAAGTTGAAGGTGGTCGCCAACCGCTTCCAGCGCCCGCGCGACGTGCTGGTGCTGGAACTGGACAAGTGGGCCGTCGCCTATCTCAACGGCCGCAACATGGTGTCGATCCCGCTCGCCAAGACCGGCGACTCCGATCGCCGCCAGGTGCTGGCCGAATATGCCCTTGTTGCCCGCAACGAAAAGGCCTCTGGCGGCGTGTTCGACAACACAACGTCCTGAACCCTGATCGTCACCATCACGTTTACCTCAGGGCGGCCTTCGGGTCGCCCATTTTTCTGGAGATCCGAGACATGCCACTTCCGGGCAATCGTACGCTCAACACCACCGATCTGACCGCCTACACTCCGTCGTGCGGTACCACGCCTGTCGCCGCCTATATCCGCGTCCCCTTTCGGTGCCGGCTGTTGAAGGCGACCGGTATCCTCGGCGGTGCCATCACCACCGCCGATGGCACCGTGACGGTGGCGGCAAACGCCACCACGCTTGCGACCTTCACGGTCACGCAAGCCGGCTCCGCCGCGGGCCTGTTGTTTTCGGTAACGCCGCCTTCTCCGACTTACCTCAACGAGGACGATGTCATCGTGTTGACGCCGTCCGGGGCGTCCGGCGCGTCGATCCCGATGCATTTTTCCGTCGCTGTGAGGGCTGCATAGATGTCGTTCTTTCCCAAACATCCGGCGTCGCGGGTCGGCGTCACCCAGACGATCGCCTATGACTCCAGTGTGGGCGCCACTAACGTCTTCGGCGTGGAGACCTACCAACTTCGCCTGGTGGCGAATTCCGCGTGCTGTTACCGGATCGGCGATGGTGCGCAGACGGCGACCAACGCCGACACCTATCTGCCGGCCAATGCGATCGAATACGTCATCGTCACGCCGGGCCAGCGCATCGCAGCGATCAAGGCTGCGACCAATGGGCTGGTCACGGCGACCGCAGGGACGCTGTGGGTCACGGAGATGTCCTAATGGACGGTGTTCGGATCCGCGCGCATCTCGACAGTAACGGCGACGACCTTGCCATCGAGCACATTCAGGATGTCGAGCCGATCCTGCAATGGAATCGGGAAGCTCGCCGCGAGGAGCAGCGCAGCGATTGGGGGCGCCACGTCGCCCGCATTCCCAACGTCATTTATGTCAGGTGGCTCAACGAAGAACATGCCAGGGGCAACACGTCGTTGCGGATGTTCACGCCGGAATTTGATCTCGTAGTGCAGCGCAAGCTCGACGATCCGGAATGGGCCTATTTGCGAACGGACAGGCCGCGGCTGCAGGCCGGGTGGACAGCGAGGGTATCGTGACACAAATCGTGGATTATTTGTCACTGCAGTCAGCGGTGACCGAGTATCTGGCAAGGGATCAGGATGCCACGCTGATCGCGCGCATCCCGACCTTCGTTCAGCTCGCGGAAGCGAAGTTCAACCGGCAGCTGTTCGTCCGTCAGATGGAGCAGCGATCGACGGCGTTGGTCAATCTCGCTTCCTCCGAACCGGAGTTCGTCTCGTCGCCGGCAGACTTCCAGTCGATGCGACGGGTACGATTGTCTGATGTGACCGGCAAGCCATGCCTTGAATTCAAGTCTGGGACCCAGCTCGACGAATACCGGTTCGGGATATCCGACATCGCAGGCCAGCCGCGCTACTTCACGGTTTTCGGCGATGAGATCGAACTCGCGCCGACGCCGGACGACGCCTACACCATCGAGATGGTGTACCGGAAGAATATTCCGCCACTCGCGACCAACGATCCAAACTGGCTGCTGGGGCTGGCGCCCGACCTGTATCTCTACGGAACGCTGCTGGAAACGGCCCCCTATCTCAAGGAAGACGGCCGCATCCAGACCTGGGGCCTCGGATTTTCGGCCGCACTAAACGATCTCAACAATCTTGGACTGACGTCCACCTTCAACGCAGGGCCGATGACGGTTCGCGCTTCGCAACAGGTGATATAGATGGCTTCGTTCAATAAATTCAATTGCTTCGTCCAAGACGTGGCGCACGCGCTCCACGATATGCTGACTGGCACCGCGCAGGTTTACAAGGTCTATCTGACCAATACCGCGCAGGTCGCGACCAACACCGTCTACAACACGCCGGCCGATCTCTCGACCGCCAACGGGTATACGGCAGGTGGCAACAGCATCGGTACGATCACCGGCTCGCAAACCTCGGGTACGTTCAAGTTCATCGGCGGTACCGATCCGGCGTGGACGGCTGCAGGCGGATCAATCGGGCCGTTTCAATACGCGGTGCTCTACAATTTCACCTCTGCGACCAAGCCGCTGATTGGATGGTGGGACTATGGCGCTGCGCTCACGCTGACCAATGGCAACACGTTCACGGTCGACCTCGATCAGGTCAACGGCATCTTGACGATTACATAACATGGCAGCTTTTCTCGACGTTTGCCGGTTCACACCCACGGCTGGCGGCACCACCGACTGGACTTACTCCGTTGCCGTCACGGGCTATCAAGGCCCGGCCTCGGCGAATGCCGTCAATGGCCGCGTGTACAAGTTTCGCGCAGAATCCGCCGACCTCTCGCAGTGGGAGCTGGCGGAGGGCGCCTACAACTCGTCCACCGGCGTATTTTCCCGCACGACCGTGCTCCACAATTCGTCCGGCTCGGGCACCTTGCAAGGCGGCGCCGGCACCAAGATCAATTTCACGACCGTCCCGCAGGTGGCCATCGTCGCGCTCAAGGAGGACTTGGTTTCGGTCGAGGAAAGCAACAGCTTTACGACCACCCAGCAGGCGCAAGCGCGGAGCAATATCGGCGTGACGGCGGTAGGTTCCGCGGCGGTCGGCCATATTCCGGGAGAAGCGAGCAACGGAACGGCCGCATCTGGCGAGATCGGCGAAGAAGGGCACGCTAGCGGCAGCACCGCGTCCAACTATTCGTCTGGTGTTGCCCAAAACATCCTAAGCTTCACTGTGCCGGCCGGGGATTGGGAGATAACCGGCGCGAATGACTTCAGCGGTTCCGGCAGTACGCAAACGTCTGACTGGAATACCCTTATCACGAGTGTCTCCACACCCACGATATCTAATAACGGTACTTTCCCCACGCCAGCAGGCCAGCATACTCGCATGCCGGCCGCGTTTGATTATGCCGTGCGACAGACGATCGGCCCTATCAAGGTGTCGTTGTCAACGTCTACCACGTTCTACATGCACGGTTCGGTGACAATCTCCTCTGGGACGATTTACACCAGCGGCGGCTATGTGAAATGGCGAAGGGCACGCTAATGGCATACAACCCCTCTCAGATTTGGCGGGCGCTGCGAAGCTTGCATCCCAATCTCGTTCTCAATGTCGATTACGAGTTGGCGCTGATCGACGGAGCTCCTCAGATTTCGGTTTGGAACAGAACCGATGTGGCTCAGCCGACCAAGGCGGAGATCGAGACCATCGACACGGACGCTCTGCTGCGATCGGAGGCGACATTTCTCGCGCGCGATCTACTATTTCAATTGACCCCAGATGACTACGGCAGGATCCAGGCCGCGATCGTATCGAACCCATCGCTGGGCTTGTTGTGGACGTCGCTGCTCGCACAAGGTGACGCCCCGATTTCGGCAGACTCCGATCGCTTCAAGCAAGGCTGGGCAGGCATGACGGTGACGCTGGGAGATGGACGTGCACAGAAGATCGCCGCGGCGATCGACATCCCGGTATGATCGATGTCAATTCTTGGCTTTGATGCGCCCGGACGCCTGGCGCTGGGTCAGCTATCCACGCTTGGCGCGACCAACACCGTCTTGACGGCGGCTAACGGCTCCTACGCGGTTTCGGGAATGGCGACCATATTTCGATCGTCGCAACCGTCCAATGCCGCTGCCTTCGTGCTAACGGGCAATACGGCGAAGCTCAACGTCGGCTTGGCAAGCCTGTTGGGAAGTTACGTTGTGGCCGCAAACGTCGCGACATTCCGGCCGTCGCTTTTCGCCGGGCCCGGCGGCTATTCCGTATCCGGAAAGACGGCAGTCCTGCCAGTGCGATTTTCGGCGTCCGCGGGCGCTTATGCCGTGTCGGGAAACTTCGCGGCATTTCGCACCGCGATGTCGTCCGGTGCAGGTTCGTATGCCGTTAGCGGCTATGCCGCCGGCTATATCCGCGATTTCGAGGCATGGTTTCCACGTCCGTTCGACACCGACACTTGGACGCCGGACGAAATCCGGACCGAGGCGTGGACGCCGCTGGCCGCCCCAGCAGAAACATGGACTGTGCAATCCGAGCAGATCGAGCCGTGGACGCCAGCCATCAAGCAACCCGAACCGTG